ATTAAAAGAGCGAGGGCGTTTGTCGAGTTGGATTACGAGAAATCGCTCAGGCAAAATAATTGCACCGGCGCAATTTTCGCTCTCAAGAATTTCGGGTGGAAAGACAAGACCGAGATTGAAGGCAGTTTGGTTTTCAATAAGCTGCCGCAGGTCACTTTGGATAACGGAGCGACTTTAACTTTTAACGTGGGCGATTGATGAACGGCCCGGAACTTTTACAAATCCCTGAGAAGCTGAAACCGCTTTTGATGCGGTTCAATGACTACCGATATTTTTTGAGTGAGGGCGGTCGTGGCGGTGGAAAGTCTCAGGCAATCGGGCGGCTGCTGCTTTACGTTGCGGATCAGAAGAAGCTAAGGATCGTCTGCGGTCGTGAGATTCAGAACTCGATTGAGGAATCGGTCTACACCGTCTTTGTGGATTTGATTCGGGATCACAACCTTGCGTGGGATACGTTTCGTGACCGGCTCGTGAACAAAGAGAACGGCAGCGAGATAAAGTTTAAAGGATTCAGGGAGCAGGGCAGGGTCAGCATCAAGGGTCTTGAGGGTGTTGACATTCTGTGGATCGACGAGGCTCAGGGCATCACACCGAACACGCTTGAAATTATTATCCCCACCATCCGCAAAGAGAACGCCAAAGTTTTCTTCTCCATGAACCGGTATCTCAAGAATGACGCTGTGTTCACTGAGTTCGCCGGTCGTGAAGATTGCCTGCACCTGAACATCAATTACATGGAAAATCCTTATTGCCCGAAGGCTCTGCTGCACGAGGCTGAGTTGTGTCGGCTTGATAGCCCGGAGGATTACGAACACATTTGGCTTGGGCATCCACGAGAAGAAGCTGACGATTATTTGTTCACGCACAAAGAACTTGATGCCTGCCGCAGCGTTGACTTGATGGACAGGGGGCAATCGCCCGACATCATTGCAGGCTTTGACATTGCCCGGTACGGCGAGGACAAGTGCATTGGCGTGATCCTTGAGCGAATGACAGCGACCCGGTTCAGCTTGAGTCATGTCGAGCGGTGGGGCAAGAAAGACCTGATGGAAACAGTTGGAAGGATCATTGATGTCCGGGCGACATACAAGCCTGCGATCACAGTGGTGGATGGTGATGGCCTTGGAGCCGGGGTCTGCGACCGGTTGCGTGAGAATGGAATCGACATTGTTGAGTTCCGGGGTGGGCAGAAGGCTTTGCTCGAAGATAAGTTTTTGAATAAACGAGCCGAATCATATTGCAGCCTGAAAGATTTAATCAGCCGAGGGCTGCTGCGGATCACGCACGATTCAGTGCTTGAGCAGCTTGGAACGATTCGCTTTAAGTTCGACAGCTACGGACGCAGAGCCATGCTGCGGAAAGAAGATTTGAAAGCCAAGGGCATTGAGAGTCCGGACGAGGCTGACGCTTTGATGATGGCAGTGAGCGAAGTCAGAAACATTGGGCAGGCGATTTCGGTGAACAAGACCGGAGCCCATGTTCAGCCTGCGTATTCAGCGAGGCAATCAGTGCTGCGGAGAATGGCTCATGCCCCAAGACGATAAAATTAAGAAAGACAAACCACTCAAGCTGACCGAGGCGCAGACCGGAACAAGAGCAAGGCTTGCCAAGGCCAAAGCGAAAGCCAAAAAGAACAAGGAGAAATGACATGGGAGCAATCACAGCACTCGTTGGAACGGCATTGACATTGGGTGCGGCTTCGACCGCCGCCGGTACAGGCATTGGAGCCTTGTCGTTGGCCTCAACGATTGGGGCTGCGGCTGTGGGCGCAGGGGCTTTCTTTGGAGGCAAGATGCTTCTGAGCAGCCTATCAGGTGGCAAGGATCAGGGCGGTGGGCAGATGGCGGCTCCGGGCTTCGATACGAGCGCACAGTCGGCTGCGGCTGCGGATCGTGCGACCGAGGAAACGAAGCGCAGGCGTGTCGCTGTCGCAAAGAACAAAACTCTTTTGAATGACCCGAACAAGGAAGCAACGCTCGGCACGACCGGGCTTCTCGGAGGATACGGATGATTCTCTCCGGGCCAAGGGTTGAACTTATCAGCGCAGTGGGTGAGGATTGGAATTACATTTTCAGTCTTGCAAAAGCATACCCTCATGCGAAATGCGTTCCTGAACTCCTGCCTGAATCAGCCCGGAGGCATACGTTCGTGGCCTTCGTGGTCTACGACCGGATGGGTCAGAAGTTGGGCGTGGTGTTCAGCAATCATCTTCCGGGTTACGGATTCACCGTTGATCTTTTTGTGGACGAAGGCAATTCAGGTTACATCCCTGAGTGCTTCGATCTTTTCGCCGGGTTCATGGCTCAATTCACTGACCGGCTTTACGGCTACGTCAACAAGGGCGACGAGCGGATGCTGCGCCTTGGCGAAGTGTTCGGGTTCACTCAGCTTGGCGAGGCCGAGGGCTACGTCATAACATCAAGGGAGATTTGATATGGGATTCTTAGGCATTGGAGGAGGGGGAGGGGGCGGCGCACCACCACCGCCGCCACCGGCAGCACCACCTGCACCGATAGCACCGGACACGAAGGCTGCTGAGAGGCGCAGAGGGGCAGGCGTGGCAAGGAACCGCACTCTCTTGACCGGTGGGCTTGGCTCCGGGGTCGGTGGAACCGACACGCAAAGGAAAGGACTCTTGGGTGAATAACGTGACGACTCAGGAAAAAGCAGAACCGAAGAAGAAGAAGTTTCAGGAGGTCGTGTTCCGCAAGGCAACGGTGCATGACACCGGTGCAGCCAAGGAACTGATCCAGATGTTTCACGACGAACATTTGAACGCTCTCGGCATGAACCTTTCGGACATCTTATTCAAGAAGGTCGCTTCAAGTCAGGTTCTCGGTTCAACGTGGGTGGCGCAGCTACCGGACGAACCGATCCCCGGCACTGAGGATTTCGTGCATGGCAAGGTGGTCGGGATATTCAGTGGGTATTACACGAATTACGTTTTGGACAACACGAAGCTGTTTCATGAACTCGTTTGGTACGTTCACCCGGATTATCGCAGCATTGGCAAAAGACTTTACGACCACTGCGAGAATCACATCCGGATGGCGGGTGCGAAGCGGATGGTCATGATTCACATGGCAACGGCTCAGTCTGAAAAGATTGCGAATCTCTACGTTCAGATGGGCTTCAAGCCGCTTGAAACGCATTACGTCAAAGATTTATAAGGGGAACATTTATGCCTGATGATCTGAAAAGAATCCTCACTCAGTTCAAGGAAGTCAAGAGCGCACGAATGAATTTCGATTCGTACTACCAGACCCTTCACGACATTTTCTATGTCGAGGCCGAGAACATCAACAAGGCGTATTATCCCGGCACTGAGTTGGATTTCACTGATCTCTATGACACGCAGACGCTTCAATCGGCAGATGTCCTTGCCGCAGGCATCACGAACTATCTCACGCCTGCGACGAGCCGGTGGTTCGGGCTTCGCACGAAGAACCCGAATCAGATGGAATCAAAGGCGGTATCGACTTATCTCAAGGATGTTGAGTCCGAGGTTTATCACACGCTGAACCGGTCAAACTTTTACAACACGATCCCTGAGTTCTTCAAAGGCTCAGGCGTTTACGGCACTCAGACCATGCTGACTGAGGAAGATGATAAAGAAGTCATGCGGTTCTACACGCTGCCGATCAAGCGGGTGTGGCACGTTATGGACGGCTATGATCGGGTCGGGGAGTATTACATCAGCTTTGAATACACCGCATTTGAAGCGGTCACGAAGTTCGGTGAAGAAAATCTCTCGAAGGGATTGCTTGAAGATTTCAAGGAACACCGGAACCCGGATAAGAAATACGAGTTCCTGCTTTACATTTATCCCCGGTCGATTCGTGAGGCCGGGAAATACGACAACAAGAACATGCCGATTGCGGCGTGTTGGATTCAGCTTGAAGGCAAGGGCGACGACAGCGCAACGAAGGTGAGCGAGTCCGGGTATCAAGAAATGCCTGCGTTCACGCACAGGTTTTACACGAGGCCGGGAGTGGCGCAGGGATATTCACCGGCAATGAAGGCATTGCCCAACGCCCGGTATCTGAACGTGATGGCTGAAACGATCCTGCGCTCAGGCATGAAGATGTCCGACCCGGCTTATGCGATTCCGGATAATGCGTTCGTGCTGCCGTTCAATCAGAACCCCGGAGCCTTGAATTATTACAACCGGAACAAACTGAAAGCTGACGACATCTTTCCTTTGGGAACCAATGCGAACCCGAAGCTGAACATGGAAATGATGCTGTATCAGGCCGAGCAGCTTCGGGGGATCATGTTCACTGATGTGTTCCTTGCCTTCCAAGGACTGACGAAACAAATGACGGTTCCGGAAGTGCAGGAGCGGATCGCTGAGAAAATGACTTTGCTTGGCCCTGCGGTCGGGCGGTATCTCTCGGATGTTTTATCACCGACGATCCACCGGGTTATCTTGGCGTTGGATAGGCAAGAAATGCTGCCGCCCATGCCTCAAGAATTGCTGAACGATCCTCGTTATGAGATTGAGTTCGTGTCGGCATTGGCGAGAGCGCAGAAGATGGGCGAACTGAATACGCTGACAACGGCCTTGAACCTGAGCGCACAGATCGCACAGGTCAAGCCCGAAGCGTTGGATAAGATTGACGCTGACGCTGCGGTTGACGTTATTTGGGGCATCACCGGTGCGGATGTCTCGATCATTCGTGACAAGGCCGAAGTCTTGAAGATCAGGCAGGCCCGGATGAAGCAGGAAGCAATCGTGGCTGAAACACAGATGGCTGCTGCGGGAGCCGAGATCACCGAGAAGGTGGCCTCAAGTGAGCAGAAGATCGCTCAGGCTCGTGCCGCAGGCGTTGGGGTCTAAGAAAGGAATTGACCATGAAACCTAAGAAGAAGAAAAAGAAAAAGCCGGGATATTGAAATGGAACTCGCCGCAGCCAAGAACATCAAGGTCGGCATTGACCGGCTCTTTGAGCAGGCTGATGCGAGAAAGTTTCTGGAAGGATTGTGTCACTTCCGGAGGCCGTTGTTCATGGGCGACAAGGACGCAGCCTTGATCGCTGAGGGGCAGAGGCAGGTGTATCTGACATTGTTGACAATCAGTGAACTTCAACCTGAACAGATCGTTCAGCTTTACAACGAAAAAGGAGTATGACCATGCCACAGGGCAATCCTGATCCGAACGCAGGTTCGGGCAATCCTGATCCTAAAGCGGGTGCAGCAGCCGGTGCAGCAGCAGGGGCCGGTGAAACGAAATGGTATTCAACGCTTGAGGGTGATCTTGCAACGCACCCGGCGATCATGAAGTTTGAGAACCCCACAGCACTCGCCAAGAGTTATATCGAGGTCGAGCGTTTGACCGGGCATGAGAAGGTTGTGAAACCTAAAAATGCCGAGGACAAAGCGGGGTGGGCAAGGTTCAATGAAGCAATGGGCGTTCCGAAAGAATCCAAGGAGTATCAGTTCGCTGATCCCAAGGACATTCCGGAAGGTCTTGGATTCGACAAAGCCCGGTTCGCAGAAGTCGCACACAAGAACGGACTTCGCCCGGATCAGGCCGAAGGGCTTTGGAAAGATTACACCGGCGAAGTTTCAAGCGGTTGGAACGCACAGCGAGAAAAGAATGACGCTGAGTTCAATGCCGCCGAGACATCCTTGAGGACGGAGTGGGGTGCTGCCTATGACGGCAATATCGCTCTCGCCTCGAAGTACCTGAAATCAGTCACAAAGGATGCCGCCGAGTTCGACCGGCTCAATGCAAAGTTCAGCGCAGACCCGGCAGCAATCAGAATCTTGGCTGAGACAGGAAAGAAATTTTCAGAGAACTCGATTGGCGGCTTCAAGGGTGAAGGCGGCACGAAGCTGACCCCTGAGAAGGCGCAGGAAGAATATGACGGAATCGTTGGCAA